TCATCGACGACCCGAACGCTGCGGACGATGTGAACTCGGATGTGACGCTCGAGACCGTAATCGACTGGTGGGAGGGCACGATGGCCACCCGCTTGAACGACCAGAACACCGGCGCTTTCATCATCATCCAACAGCGCATCGCCGAGAACGACCTGACGGGGCACATCCTCGAGAAGGAGTCGAACGACTGGGTCCACCTGTGCCTTCCGATGCGCTACGAGCCCGCGCGGGCGTTCATGACTCCCATCGGATGGTCTGACCCGCGCACGGCGCCGGACGAACTGCTCTGGCCTGAGAGGTTCAGCGAGGAGACGACGAAGAGGCTCGAGACTCGTCTGGGCCCTTACCGCGCTGCGGGGCAGTTGCAGCAGCGCCCGGAGCCCGCCGGCGGTGGTGTCATCAAGCGCGACTGGTGGACGACATGGGAGGAACCTTCCTACCCGCCGATGGACTTCATCGTCGCCTCGCTCGACACCGCCTACACGACGAACACGATGAACGACATGTCGGCGCTGACCGTGTGGGGCATCTTCACCGAAGACGGCACCTCGGCCGCCACCCGCGTCATCGATGGAGAGGGGAGGCCTGTCTACCTCGAGCGTGCGCACACCGAAGGCGCCCCGAAGGTGATGCTGATGCACGCGTGGCAGTCACGCCTCGAACTCCACGAACTCGTCGAGAAGGTGGCCCGCACCTGCAACTCCCTGAAGGTGGACAAACTGCTCATCGAGAACAAAGCGGCAGGAATCTCCGTCCATCAGGAAATCCGCCGGCTGTACGCGAACGAACGGTGGTCCGTGCAGTTGCAGGACCCGAAAAGTCAGGACAAGTTGGCCCGGCTCTACTCGGTGCAGCACCTCTTCGCCGAGGGCATCGTGTGGGCGCCGGACCGCTCGTGGGCCGACATGGTCATCACTCAGGTCGGCCAGTTCCCCAAGGGCAAGCACGACGACCTCGTCGATACGGTCTCGCAGGCCTTGCGTCACCTGCGAGAACTCGGCCTCCTCACCCGGTCGTCCGAGCGCCTCCACGAACTCGAGATGCAGAAGCAGTACCCCCAGAAGAGCATCCCCCTCTACCCCGCATGAGGTTCCACATGGAACATTCCACCCCCGTCAGAGCCAACGCCACCGTAGACAAGGTCGAGGACAGCCCCGTCCCAACATGGGAGGTGACCGTGTGGGGGTTGCCTCCGCATGACCACCGGCGCGTCTACACTTTGCAGCGGAAAACGGATACTCTGGCCGCACAGGAAGGCATCCGCCTTTTCGTTGAAGAGATGCAGAATCTCGAAGGTTTCGCCGTGAAGGAGGCTTGAGCATGCCACTCGTTCCGGGGCTCTCGCCCAACCTGAGAATCGTTGCGCCCCATCCTGACGAATCGCCAGACGACGCCGAGGTTCGAGTCGAACACGCCGATGAATCGGGCGAAGTGCCAGAGTACGACGCCGACGGCAACATCCTCAAAATCGACCACGGTGACGGCAGCGTCACCATCTCTCTCGACGGCACGCCCATCGAGGAAAAGCCGAAGCGCGAAGGCCCGGTCCAGTGGTATGAGAACCTCATCTCTGACATCGACCCGATGGAGGTCTCACGCATCGTCGAGGACCTCCTCCGCGGCATCTCCGATGACATGGAGACGCGCAAGGAATGGATTGAGGACCGCTCTCTGGGCCTCCGTCTCCTCGGCCTCAAGGTCGAAATCCCGGGCCTGCAGGGCGCTGCAGACGGCGCACCCGTGGAGGGCATGAGCAAGGTCCGTCACCCCCTTCTGCTCGAGGCTGTGCTGCGCTTCCAAGCGAATGCGCGCAGCGAACTTCTGCCGACCGACGGCCCGGTGAAAGTCCGCGACGACTCGCAGTTCGGCGGCATCGTCTCCGATGCGCAGGCCATGGCGCTCGAACTCGACCTCAACCACTACCTCACCGCGCGCGCGCCGGAATACTACCCGGACACGGACCGCATGCTCTTCATGCTCGGCTTCGGCGGCTCGTCGTTCAAGAAGGTCTACAACTGCCCGCTCCGGAGCCGGCCTGTCTCCGAGTCGGTGGACGCCGACGACCTCATCGTGAACAACGCGGCGACCGACCTCGCCAACGCGCGTCGCGTCACGCATCGCGTGATGATGCGGCCCTCGACCGTGAAACGCCTGCAGATTCTCGGCGTGTACGACGATGTGGACCTCTCGACGCCATCCGCGCCCAACCTCGACAGCCTGCAGCGCGAGGAGAAGAGCCAACAGGGCATTTCCGCGGACCCCTCGAATCCGGACGACCGCGACCGCGAAATCTACGAGTGCTACTGCGAACTCGACATCAAGGGCTTCGAGCATAAGCACAAGGGCAGGGTGACGGGTCTCGAGATTCCGTACACCGTCACCATCGATGTGTCCTCGCGCAAGGCGCTGTCCATCGTGAGGAATTACGCCGAAGACACGAAGGACTTGCCAGTCGCGCGCAAGCGGTTCGTGAAGTACACCTACATCCCGGGCATCGGGTTCTACGACATCGGCCTGCTGCACATCCTCGGCAACACCACGAACGCCATCACCGCGGCGTGGCGCGAGTTGCTCGACGCCGGCATGTACTCGAACTTCCCCGGCTTCCTGATGGCGGACGGCGGCGGCCGGCAGAACACCAACATCTTCCGCGTGCCCCCGGGCGGCGGCGCGCTCGTGAAGACGGGCGGCATGAAGATTTCCGACGCCATCATGCCGCTGCCCTACAAGCCGCCTTCCGAGGCCCTGATGGGGCTCGTGCAGAACATGGCAGATACCGGGCAGCGCATCGGCGGCACCTCTGAGGCGCAGGTCGGCGAGGGCAAGCAGGAACTCCCAGTGGGCACGGCTCTCGCCATGATTGAGCAGGCCGCCAAGGTGATGAACGCTGTCCACAAGCGCCTGCATGCGGCGCAGGCCGAGGAGTTCAAACTGCTCGTCGAGTGCTTCCGCGAGAACCCGGACGCGTTCCTCGACCAGAAGTGCCCGTCGAAGCAGCAGTGGACCGAGAAGGTATTCCTCGAGGCGCTGCAGAACTGCGACCTCGTGCCTCAAGCGGACCCGAACACCGCCTCGCATGCGCAACGACTCATGAAGGTCATGGCGCTGAAGGAGTTGCAGAAGGGCAGCCCGGCGCTCTACAACGCCGTCGCCATCGACATGGCCGCGCTGAAGGCCATCGGGTGGAACAACCCGCAGCAGTTCATGGCTCCCGCGGGCGCCGCGCAGCAGCCCCCGCCCGAGGTGCAGAAGGCGATGGCCGAACTGCAAATCAAGAAGCAGGACGCCGACACGCGCGCGAAGGAAGCGCAGTCCAGAGAAGAGAAGACCAAGGCTGAAATTGCGCACATGGGCATGGAGGCGCAGCACAAGGCGGCCGGCGGCCTTGCGTCGGGCGACTCGAGCCGGCAAGTCGATACCCCAGTGGACCAGACTCTTGCCCAAGTAGAGGTCATGGATGCCCAAACGAGGGCGAGAGAAGTCCAGATGAAGGCCGCGTTCCACGCCACAGACGACAGGAACCGAGACCTCGACCGTCAAAGCCGAGAAAGAATGGCGCTCCTCAAGTTGGCGGGCGACATCATGCTCAAAGACGGCAAGAAACCTCCTGAAAAGCCGTGAAAATCGACCCGAAAGCCCTCCGACGGGCGCTGATGACGGCCAAAAACTTGGCCATCTCGGTGGACCCGGGGTTTTCTCGCGTTCGAGTGCCTGAATCTGTCGCTCCGGCGCCTCTCGAGCGCGCGGATGGCGGGCAAGTAGACCCGTTTCACCCTGTCGGCAGCCCTGAGCGCGAAGCGAACCTGCAGGAACACATGAAGGGCAACCACTTCTTGGTTCCCAAGGCGACTTATTTGGGGTCTCTGGGAGATTGGAACAAGTTCGACCTCAGCAAAGCGAATCCGGAGTCGGACATGGGCCCGGGGATATATTCCTCGAGCAGCACGGAGGATGTGAGGCACAACTACGCCGGCTTTGGGCCGGACATGCGCTCAAAAATCAATGAGTGGTTGGAAAGAAACGATATTCACGACTACTCATACGCGCAACTGTCCGGTGGAGACCTCGACCGCGAAGAGTTCATGGACAATCATGGCTATTCTCCGGAAGCCGTCCTGAGGCAGTTGCACAATGCGCTTGGCATTCAGCATGAAGGCGCGACCTACAAGGTGCATCTGAGCCTGAAGAATCCGGTGGTGTTTGCAGATGGCACAAGACACGAAGCGCATGAAACGGAGTGGCACAACGACCTGCCGAAGAAAAATCCTAAGTCTGTTCCGGCGCTGATTGATGCGCTGTCAAAGTCGGTCAAGTCCTTTGGCCTTCCCGAAGAGCATGCAAAAGATGCAATAGGGGCGATTGCTGAGCATGCTTATGACCTTGGCTCTATCAGCGCCACAAAGTTGAAGGACATGTTCGTCGGTTACCTCTATAACGACCCTGCCGCGACCCCAAACGAAATCTTCAAGGACACAATGCAGCGCCTACGGTTTGACGGCGTTGTCGATGCGCGCCCGTATCAGAAGTGGGGCCCAAGAAAATCATCGTTTTCCAATGTCAAAGTTCCGGGAATGGAGGGCGTTGACCCTGACACCATGCACTTCGTGGTGTGGAACCGGAATCAGATAAAGAGCGCCACTGGGAACCGCGGCACTTACTCAAAGGCGCACGACGACATCACGAAGGCTGAAGGTGGCGCTATTGAGGCCATTCAAGGCCCGCAGCGCGAACAAAACCTTGCCGAATTCATGCGCGGTGTTCACCATGAATTGCTTGAAAGAAACGGCAAGCCGAAAAGGTTGTATCACGGCAGGACTGGTGATTTTTCCGTTTTTCGCGGCGATTTGACCGGTTCTCGTCATCGCGACAACGAAGTTGGCGACGCTTTCTATTTCACAGACGACATCAAAACTGCCAATTGGTATGCAAAAAGCGCGGGGCGTCAAACAAAGGGCGGGGCGAATGTGATGCCTGTTTATTTGCGCATGGTCAATCCGCTAGTGGTGGATTACGACGGCGAGGGTGCGGAATATTTGGATGAAGATATTGAAAAAGCAAAGCAGTTGGGTCACGACGGTGTGATTGCAAGAAACATAAATGACGGTCGCGTCTCTGACCATTTCATCGTTTTTCATCCGTCGCAAATAAAGTCCGCAGTCGGCAACATTGGAGGTTTCAATCCTGAAGACCCTGACATCTCCAAAGCGGAAGGCGGAGAGGTCGATGGCGAACTTGAAGGGTGGCACGGAACCCCGCATGAATTTGCCCCGACGGAGAATAACCCGCTTGGAGAGTTCGACTCGTCCAAGATTGGCACCGGAGAAGGGAATGATGCCTTCGGGTATGGGACTTATCTGGCCGAGGCGCAGGGCATTGGCCGGCACTACAAAGACCAGTTGTCTCGTCGATTGGGTGACGACCCCTCGTGGTGGGAGGGGAAAAAATTACCTGACGC